AACAGCTGAAACACCTAGAGGAGTTGTCAAAAAAAGAGCCTAGGGATTCTATCTTGACTGAAGCACACCGGCTGGTTCACGGTCAGCGCGGCCAGGACTACGGCCATCCCTATGAGGATTTCTCACGCACGGCCAAGATGTGGAGCGCCATCTTGGGTATCGAGGTGACTCCTCAGCAGGCCATCCTCTGCATGATCGCCGTGAAGATTAGCAGGGAGTGCCATCGGCCCAAGCGGGATAACCGCGTGGACATCGCCGGATATGCCGAGGCGCTTGATATGGTGGTTAATTACCGCGAACACCACGAGTCCGCTTAGAGCAAGGCGCATTGAGTTGGCTCGTGTTGAAGTAGCCCCTAGCTTATCGCTGGGGGTTTAATTATTGAACGCAGCTTTTAGGGTATAACATGTGACGGGCGTACCGCGACAACCGAGAACAAAGTTTCCCCGCTTCGGCGGCGGGGATATAGGCAGCTAGGCTTTCTCCTCTGGGCATAGCTGCCTCTTTTTATGCCGACAGAGGAGAGAACAAACCAGAGGAGTGGTGACAAATGAATAGTGTTGCGACGTTGCGTATCGACCCGGAGTTACGAGCCCTCATCCCTCCGCTGACGGAGGAAGAGAAGAGGCTGCTCGAAGAGAGCATCGTCTCGGAGGGATGTCGTGATCCTCTCGTGGTTTGGGGCGATGTGTTGATCGACGGGCACAACCGTTATGACATCTGTACGCGGCGGGACGTGCCGTTTCGTGTTGTGCAACGTGAGTTCGCCGATAAGCACGAGGCCAAAGACTGGATCATCCGCAACCAGCTTGGACGGCGAAACCTGACGCCGGAGCAGCGGGCGTATCTCATCGGGAAGCAGTACGAGGAGCGGAAGGCGAGTCACGGCGGATATCGGCGGTCGGATGTAGGTTCAAGTGCTCAAAGTGAGCACTTGAAAAAGACGGCCGAGGTTATTGCTGCTGAAAACAAGGTCGGCCAGGCTACTGTTCGGCGCGCAGCGGAATTCGCCCGCGCCGTTGACACCATCGCCAGGAACGTCGGCGAGGAAGTGCGGGAGAAGATCCTCTCCCGTGAAGTACCCCTCACCGCCAAAGACGTGCAGAAAGTGGCGCGGCTTGAGCCCGAGAAGCAGAAAGCGATCATTGAGAAGGTGCTGTCCGGCGAGGCGAAAAGTGTTGTTGACGCGCGCCGCCTCGTGAAGAAGGAGACGGTCAAAGAGGTCGCTCCTCCCTCGGGCAAGTACCGCGTGATCTATGCTGACCCGCCGTGGTCCTATGGGAACAAGCTCGTTGACGGATACGGGGCGGCCGAGGACCACTATCCGACGATGACCATCGAAGAGCTTTGCGCGTTGCCCGTGAAGGACTTGGCCGAAGACAACGCGGTCTTGTTCTTGTGGGTAACCTCGCCTCTGCTGGAGGAATGCTTTGAGGTCATCCGAGCGTGGGGGTTCAAATACAAGGCGTCGTTTGTATGGGACAAGTTGCGTAAGAACTTCGGGTACTACAACGGCGTCCGGCACGAGTTCTTGCTCGTCTGCACCCGCGGTAGCTGTACGCCTGACGTACCTAAGCTGTTCGACAGCGTACAGAGCATCGAGCGGACAGAACATAGCCGCAAGCCCGAGGAGTTCCGGCAGATCATCGACACGCTGTACCCGCACGGCAAGCGTATTGAGTTGTTCGCGCGGCGGCCTGCGCCGGGATGGGAGGTCTGGGGGAATGAACCAGGCCTCGCTTGTTGACTACGGCATTCATACCGAGCAGAGCGACGTTCGGGTGCATGTCTGTCCGGCGGTGCGCCGTGTGTATGTTTACCCCACGGCAAGTGGGGTAGCAGTCGTGATGACTGGAAAATACCCGCTGCGGCAGGCTTATCAACCCGGTTGGCCGGAGCCGACCGCCGAGGGGTACTTGGTGCCGCCTGAGGACATCCCGAATTGTGTCGAGTTGAAGTTCAGGGATCGGGTGTGGGATGCACTCGCTTTCGACCGAGCAGAAAGTACGACGAACAAGGGTGACAAAGCCGTGCGTTTGGTCAAGTTGATGTTGAAGCACGGGTTGTTGCCTCTCCCTTCAGTATTTCGGGTCGTCGAGGAAAAAGACATGCAGGTGGAAGGCACCGACATTTTGGTTCACGCAAACCAATTGCGGGAGCGGGACGTGCGAATACAGGTCAAATGCGATTTCTATGGCGGCAGAAGGGAACTTGGAGGGACAGGGAATCTGTTCCTCCAGGTTCGGGAGAGAAATCCGTTTGGATACAACTAAAGGCCGCCCCTGTGGGCGGCTTTCTCGCGTGAGGTGGTACGATGCCTAACTGGACGCTCTACGAGGGCGACTGCCTTGAGGTCATGCGGCAGATGCCGGACAACTCTGTCGATGCCGTAGTCACGGACCCTCCGTATGGTTTAAGCAAGGAGCCGGACATCGAAGAGGTCTTGCGTCATTGGCTTGCCGGGGACGATTACAAGCACCGTGGCGGCGGATTCATGGGCAATACATGGGACTCTTTCGTCCCTGGCCCCGCGCTGTGGAGGGAGGTGTGCCGAGTCGTAAAGCCGGGCGGTCACATTTTGTGCTTTGCAGGCACAAGAACCGTCGACCTCATGGGCATTTCCTTGAGGCTTGGAGGATTTGAAATTCGCGATTGCCTCCAGTGGCTTTACGGCTCTGGTTAGGTTTCCCGAAAAGCCGTAGCCTGTGGGAAAATGACTTTCGTCGCAAGATAGAAAGCGAATTGCGGAAGTTAGGGGTAAAGGGCGATATCGTATGGAGGTAACATGCCTTAATTGCGGCAAGAAGTTCCATCGCAGTCCAAGCCGAATAAGGGGCAGAACGTTTTGTAGCCGGAAGTGTAGAAGCAATTATGCACGCCAGCCAATTATATGCGAAGGCTGCGGGCAGACGTTTCTGCGCAACCCTAAAACTCCCGAACGGAAATACTGTAGTTGGGAATGCTTTAAACGTTCGAGGTGGGTGACCGTCACATGTTTCTATTGTGGCAAGCAGTTTCAAAAGCGCTTGTCTGAGGTCAAGAAAGCGGAAGAAAATGGGCACAAACATATGTGCTCTCGCGATTGTCGCAATANGTATACGTCGNTGCTATTGGGTGGCGATGGCGAATGGGNAGAAGGTGGCAAATACAAAAGATACGGAGAACCGCGCAAATGGCGACGGCAAAGAATGTTAGCGATAAAACGGGACAATTATATGTGTCAGTCTTGCGGGGCTACGGAAGAACTAGAAGTCCATCACTGGGAACCCTATTGTATAGGGTTTGACAATAGTCTTGACAACTTAGTCACTTTGTGCCGGGAGTGTCATCGGGAAATGCACTTAATGTACAAACGGGAGGGGTTTTATGAAGACGTACTACGTGAATGTAGATGGAATTGACGTGGTAGTCACCCAAAACTCCGACGGCACGTTCAACATTCCGAACATATTCCGTGGTCTTGGGACTGCGCTGAAACCCGCCAATGAGCCAATTATCCTCGCCAGGAAGCCGCTGTCGGAAGCGACGGTGGCGGAGAACGTGCTCAAGTGGGGTACAGGTGGGCTGAATATTGATGGGTGCAGAGTTGAAACAAATGGAGAAACTCCCAAAGGAAGTGGGAAGGGTTCGAAAAATAGCATATTCGGCCAAGTTGCAAACAGTAAAGGGAACGGCGGTAATGTTACTCCCGAATTGGGTAGATTTCCTGCTAATCTTATATTAGACGAAGAAGCTGGGCGAATGTTGGATGAGCAAAGCGGGATTACAAAGAGTGGTAAAGTTAAAACAGATAAAGAAGCATACGAAGGCACTTCAAATACAGGATTTTTAAGAGGTAAATCAACATCTCAAAATCAACATGGGGATACAGGTGGGGCAAGCAGGTTCTTTTACTGTGCTAAGGCTTCAAGGAAGGAGCGGGGCGAGTTTAACAAACACCCAACGGTGAAGCCCATAGCCTTAATGGAATACCTTATCAAGCTTGTCACCCCGCCTGAAGGAATTGTGTTAGACCCCTTCTTGGGAAGCGGAACAACGGCTCTGGCCGCCCTAAACCTAGGGCGGTTTTTTATTGGCATTGAGCTTAACGAAGAATACTGCGAGATAGCAAGGAGGCGAGTTGCCAGTCATACTGCGCAACAAGAGTTGAAGTTTGCTTAATAATATGGTTGCCGGCGCAGACTGGGAATGCTCGGGCTGCGCCGGAGGGGACTAAATGCGCAAATGGTTAGCCGGGGTGGGGGCGTGCGCATTTAACTTGAAAGGGTGAGTCTTTGTCTCTCAAGGCGGTGCCCAAACCAGAGAAGCGGATCAAGAATAGGGCGTTAAGCAAAGCCATGCTGGAGGAAACACCCTATTGCGAACGGTGTGGCGCACCGGGGTATGGGGGTATGCACCATATCAAGTACCGTTCCCAAGGCGGGGACGATATAAGGGAAAACCTTATCCGCTTATGTATGCGGTGCCATGACGGGGTGCACCAAGCGCGGTACGACTGGCGGGAACTTGTTGCTATTGTCGCTAAGCGAGAAGGGAAAACTGCTCAAGAAATAGCGGACATAATTGGGGTGGTATTATGAAGGGCTACACAGCGGTTGCAGGAGGTGATCCAGCCATATCCCGCTGCAGCAACAGCGGTACACAAGCGGGAGGTGAGCGCCTGTGTGACTCTTGAAGAAATAGT